AGCCGGAAATTCCTGAAGTTGACCTTTCAAATGTTAACACAAAGTTCCAGTATACAGAAATGCCTGACCCTGAACAGGTTAAAGGTATAGTACAGTACATGGGCGAAACTACTGAATCATATACTAAGGGATATTTCTATGTATCTACTGAGAGATCTATCATTGATGAAAACGATGAAACAGTCTACTCATATTCATGGGAAAGAATAAATGTACAGCCGGAACCTGAAAAGGAAGACCTTTCTGGCCTCAACACAAAGTTCCAGTATACAGAAATGCCAGATGCGACTACAATGAACGCTATGGTTCAGTATATGGGTGAAACTACTGAAGATTATGTCTTTGGTTATTTCTATTATTCAGATGGTCTTGAAGACTCTACTTGGGTTCAGATTGATATTCAGCCAGAGCCTGAAGTTGATCTTTCAAGCGTAAACTCAAAGTTTCAGTATACAGAAATGCCTGAAGCTTCTGCTGATATTAAGGGACTTATTCAGTATATTGGCGAAACTACTGAAGACTTCATTAAGGGTCATTTCTATGAATGTAAGACAACTTACAGCATAAACCCTGAAACTGGAGAGACAAGCAGTACATCTGAATGGCTTACTGTTGACCTTTCTAAAGAAACAGATCTTTCTGGTCTCAACTCAAAGTTCCAGTATACAGAAATGCCTGATCCTACAGATCATGTTGGTATTGTTCAGTATATTGGTATTACTGATGATGATTATACTCACGGATTCTTCTATGAGCCTTATGTTGTAGACGAATCAACTACAGTATGGTCAGTTGTATCTATCCAGCCTTCTGATAAAGCTGCAGATGCATCTTCAGTATATTTTACAGAAGCTGTTCCCGTTACAGAAACTATCGGAGGTATCGAAGCTGGTACAGTATTCGACGGTTCTGTAAATGTACAGGAAGTTTTTAAGAGATTATTCTATAAATATACACCTCCTAAGGCTTCTATTACTATTGATCCTTCACCTGAAAATTATATGACAGGAATCAATATTGAATCTCTGACAGTTAATATTAAAACTATCAAGACTGTTGATCCTATCACATCAATAGAATTTACTAAGACAGTCGAAGGAAGCGAGCCTGAGATTATACTCTCAGAAAATTCAACAGATAATCCTAGTATTAGTGCTGGAGGCACTTTCCAGGAAATTATCGAAAATATAAACACTAACACTACTCTTACTGTCAAAGTATCTGACGGTAAAGAAACTAATACAGTATCTAAAACAATTAAGTTCGTCGATCCTGTATTCTGGGGTGTTCTTGGAACTAACGTTGTTACTGAAGAAATAGCTACAAGCTCTCTCGATAGAAAGCTTATGACAAGCTCTTCAGATACTATTGTTGTATCAGCATCAAACGAGTATATCGTTTACATGACAACAAAGACAGTAACATCTATTCTTGATAAGAACGGATTCGATAACATGGATTCATTTGTAATGAATACAGTAATTATCAATGACGTTCCATATAATTGCTATGTATCAAGTACAACAGTTACTTGTACAGATTTCAGCTATAAATTTATTTTCTAATATAATGAAAGGCGGTAAATTATTATGAATGGAATTAATATTAATGCTGGTTTTAACGTAGGTGCTCCTGTAGCTCTCGACGCACGTACAGTTCTTACAAAGGCAGAAATGCTTGCTATGAACGACAATGTAATGCCTGAAGTATATCAGGCTACATGTAAGGATGACGGCGCAATCTATATCTACAACAAGGCTAATGAAGCTAATGAAACAACTGGTAAGTTCAGAAAGCTCACATTCGATGGCGTTGATAGAATGCCTGATGATGTTCCGTCTAACTGCGAAGTTGGTGGTATTCTTCCTGGAGATGTTGTAGCAGCAGAAACTCCTGTTACAGAAGTTATTGCTATGCTTCTTACAAAGTATTATCCTGCTACTGTTAGCCTTACAGTCGACTGTCCTGTAGTGGTTAAGAAGGGTACAACTCTCGATACTGTTACTCTTACAGCTGACGTTGAAAAGAAGTCAAATCCTATCGTTGAAGTTACATTCACTGCTGGTGAAGAGACTTCTACTGTAACTGAAGATATTGCTGACGGTGGCGAAATCACATATACAACAACAAATTCTATTACAGAAGACACAACATTCTCTGTAACAGTTAACGATGGTAAGAAGACAACAACAGATACAACAACTGTTACATTTGTAGATCCTATCTACTACGGTACAAATGCTACAGTTGATATTACTTCAACGGAAGATCTTACAGAACTCGTTGAAATTCCTGGTAATAAGACAGTTAAGTTCACTGCAGATAATGAATATCTTGTATTCCTTACAACAGCTGATATCGTTTCTATTAAGGACGTAAACGGCTTCGAGAATATCAATTCGTTCAACAAGTACGAAGAACTCCTCGGTGAGACAACATACAATCTCTACATTTCTGCAACTCCGATTACTGCAACTGATTATCAGTACACATTCTTCATCTAATCAATAATGCCATGTGGGACGATTTGATAATCGTCCCACAATATTATAAATAAAGAAGGAGGAATATAATATGGCAATTCCTGTTAATACCGGATTTAATGTAGGCGCTCCTATCTCTATCGACCAGAGACTTGTGCTTACTAAATCCGAAATGCTTAATATCGACGATAATATCATGCCTGATTATTACTTTGCTGTATGTAAAGATGACGGTGCATTTTATATATATGATAAAAATCTTGATATTACCAAGATCTCTGAAGTTACTGGTAAGTTTAAACCTGCTACTGAAGAGGAAATTGAAGAGGTTTTCCAGTTCAATAAGATCAACAACTACGAAGTATCCTCTATTACAAATAAGAGCTACATTGCTATTGCTGATGAGAACGGAGAAAATAAGAAGGTTCCATGGTCATCTGTTGCTGGATTCCTCATGGACCAGAACAATATTTCAACAAAAGACTATGTTGACTCAAAGATCGCCTCTGTAATGAACACAGTAGGTACATCATTCACTATCATTATCGACGAAGATGTTATCGGAGAGATAAACGATGTTGCATCTAGCGGCGCTACAATCGTTGTAACATGTAACAATGAGACAACTCCTATCGCTTATTCTGATGATGACGGAAAGACATGGAAATATTCTGTTTTCGTTAACGATAAAGAGACAGGTCCTATCGTAAAGGCGACTAAGATTATGAGTGCTTTCGGTAAGTTCTTTACTATTATTGAACACGAAAACGGTAAGTTCTTGTATGTATCAGAGTCTGTAGGTTTATCATTTACAAACACTGGTATCGTTGTAGATGATATTATCTTAAAGAATAATATCCTTTATTATATCTATTCATCATATGTATTCTACACAATGGATGGAACTGTATGGAACAACGCTTCCGTAAGAAAGAACCTCGAACCTGTAAATACATTTATCATCGAATCAGAAGATAAGTCTATGCTTCTTACTGAAGATGCGTGGTCCGATGACGGAGGATATATCTGGAACGCATTCAGATACTTCGACCCTGTAACAAATACCGCTATCGAAATTGCTGAGTCTAAGATTACAAAGATCGTTGAGATTCCCAATCTCAATATCTGGCTTGCTCCTTTATCTACTGGTGGAATGTACTATTCGACTGACGGTAAGATTTGGAGAGATGTATCATTCAATCCTAACATTCAGGAATTCAGTAAGGAAATTACAGACATCTGTGTTACCGATAATGTAATTGTAGCATCTAACTACAATCTCGGCGCTGAGCACTATCGTCCAATCTATTCAACAAACGGTATTGATTGGCTTCTTTGTGCTATGTATGACAAAGATGGAAATTCTAAGAATTATCTTGACGATGCCGAAGGTATCGGTAAAGTTTCATACAACGGCTCTATCTTTGTATACGGTGGTGCTGAATACTACTCTACAGACGGTAAGAACTGGTATCCTTGTTCATTCGAGACGAATGTTCTTTCATTCGATTATGACCATCCGATATATGATAACGGTATTTGGGTTGCTACACCTAATACTAGACTCAATGTATCAGGCCCTATTATTAAATCTACTGATGGTAAAGTTTGGTCAATGAATGACACTAAACTTAGTGGTAAGATTGGTAATCTGATGTTCGAGTATGGAATTTTCCTTGCTAGAACTACAGAACTTCAGGGTAATACTCTTTATTATTCTCTGAATGGTCTTACATGGAATGAATGTAACTTCGACTCTGAATATAATATTACACAGAATCCTGTATTCAACGGTGATGTTTGGGTAATGGTAACGTCTAACGAATCTGGCGACGTAGTATTCATGTACTCTGTTGACGGTATCAACTGGAACTTCGGTGGTACAGAAGTAAACTATAAGATCGATTTCCAGAAGAGTCCTGTATGGATTGGAACGGGTTGGCTTTTTGTTATCAAGAATAAGACAACTGGTTCTTCGAAGCTTGTTTACTCAAGAGACGGTATCAGATGGTCTGAAAAGGCAGTCTCAGGACCTGATATTGATATTAACGACGAGAATAACTATTCTATTCTTGTATATCTTCAGAAGAAGGTATTCCTGACATCTGTGTCTAAACAGCAGACATGGTATTCAGATGATAAGGCTGCATCGTTCTATCTCTGTAAGAAGAATACTATTCTTGAGATAAATCATCCTGCAGCAAGTATCGAATTCAACAACGGTAAGTTCTATTCAATGAATAAGAACTATCCATACAATATTATTCAGTCATCAGACGGTATTTTCTGGTCAGTAATTGACGCTGTAGGAACATCTACAAATGCCGATGACTTCTCTGTAAACTTCAGTACAATATACAATGGATGTATCTCATTCAATAATATTGTATTCTATACAGCAACAAACGGCAATACTTGGGAAAGATCGGATCTTACTACTACAGAATCTAGTACGATCGTATCAAATCCATATGTATTCCTCATCAAGTCTGATTCTACTCTTAAGTATTCATACTTAGGTGAAAACTGGCTCGATCCTGTATTCGATATCGGTGAAGAAGACACAATCACTACATTCAATACAGTACCTGTATGGAATGGAGCTTTATGGGTTGTATTCGCTACAACTACATCTGGAAGTAATATTATTCTTACTTCTAAGGATGGTATTACTTGGGCAAAACCTGAAGGTTCTGAATTGTGCGGAGGTTGCAATTCTGCAGTAATATGGAATAATAATGTTCGGGTCGCTACTGGTAAGTCAGGCATTGCATATTCTGAAACTGGTACTGAATGGAATAAGTGCGACTTATATACAGCGGATGGCGTAGTAACATCATCAGCTGCTGGTTATGAAAAGATCTATATCAATGATATGGGAACTTCAATCGTTCTTTATTCAACAAATTCAGAATATTCTCTCGGTAGTGCTATCGCTAATAGTGATAACGCTAAAAATATCGAAGAGAAGGTCTACGGTCAGTATAAATCTATTGACCTTACTCAGGAAGAGTACGATGCTATTCCAGAGGAACAGCGTAGTAAGACTAATCCTTATAACTGCTATGATACTGGTAGAATCTATAAGAATGGCGTGCTTTATGGTGAAAAGAAACCTGAAGAGGTTACACTTGAAGAGTACGAAGCTTTAGAAGCTGCTGGTAAGGTTGAAGCTGATAAGGATTATATTATTAAAACCGATGAAGCTGAAGGTCTTCCTTTATTCGATGCTAAGTATATCAAGTACGATAATACTGTTTCTGGTAGTGAATCAAAGAACGTTCAAGGTGCTATTGATAATCTTGAAACAAAAAAGTTAAATAGAGACTATAAATCTGTAGAAGATGCTAATGCTGCTATTGATATTAGTGAAAACGGTATAAATTTATTTATACTTTCTTCAGATTCGGCAAATATTCCTATACAAAGACCAGGTGTTATAAGAAGTTTTAATTTAGTCGAAGAAAATTACATCGGAGTTAATCAAGAATTTTCAACCATAGACGACTCTCCTCAAAATGGTGCTACATATAAACGTTATGGTACTTCTAATGATGGTGGTGAAACGTTTACTTGGTCTAATTGGAATTTCGTTGCAAGCATTGATGATAGCTCTATTGCTTTAATGAAAACTTGGAGTAGTAGTAAAATTAAATCAGCAATTGATTATGCTACCGAAATTAGACTTCATGATGTTATTGGCGTAGGTGCAACTAAAGAAACTTCTTGGAATTTAGCACAAGAAGAAAGTCATTTTTATGGTAGACTATTACAATTAGATGGACATATGGGCGTTAGTAGTACAACATTTTCATTCTTATTGTTTGTAAAAGCAAATTATGACAATCCGACAGCAGTTTACGCAATGCAACTTGCAGGAATGGATGATGATAGAACTAGTATTGCTCATACCACATATTTTGAATTAGGTGTATCAAGTGATGGTAATTTGACTATCAAAAATAAGAGTGCTGTTAAGGCAAGTTACAGATTTATCTAATATAATATAATCCCAATCATCGAATAAAAATTTGATTAAAACCTATAATTTTCAATCCCCTCGTAGATAAATTTCTATGAGGGGATATTTATTGTAAATTAAAATACTATTACAAAATTTGTATAGAAAGGAATGATAGTATGAATACTAAACAGAAAGGATATATCGTTAGAAATGGCGTCGTTATCGGACTCAATGAAGATATTACTTTAATAACAACAACTCCTATTGGTGTTGTATTACCTTTCGCTGGTTCTGGTGCTCCTAGCGGTTATCTCATTTGTGACGGACAGGAAATTTCCAGAACCGAATATCCTGAATTATTTAAAGTAATTGGTACTACATACGGTGAAGGCGATGGTAGCACGACATTTAATGTACCTGACCTGATCGACAAGTTCATTCAAGGTGGTACAATAAGTGGTACAGAGAAAGAAGCGGGATTGCCTAACATTGAGGGTAATATTTCTAAAACTTCAACTAGCGATGGCGATAACTTTTTATCTGATACCACAACGTCAAGTACATCAACAAGTGGAGCGTTATATATAGGAAGTTATGCAAGTGTAAAAAGTATGTCTAATGGAGAACAAGTTTATAATTCTCCTGCAAGTATTAATTTTGATGCTTCTATTTCCAACGCAATCTATGGTAATTCTGAAACAGTACAGCCTCCTGCTTTGACAATGCGTTATATTATTAAAGCATATTCTACTAACGAAGGTGAAGATGTTGGTCTTACTGATGAAGTAAAGAACTATATCGATACAACAGCTACTATTCCTACTTCCAAACCTGCTACAATCGAACCTGGTTCTATTTGGATTGAAGCTTAATATTGAGGAGGGATATTATGTCTAAACTTAATATTGCTACAAAAAGAAACGAATATGTGAGCTGCGAATTGTATTCAGATTCGCAGCTTAAAAGTATGATTTATATAGATCCATCATTTTGTACTAAGAAAATTGCTATGCATGATGGAAAGAACACAGTCTATCTCGTAACTGGAAAAATGCCTGATAGTTTATTGGAAATGGATCCCGAAATTAAGGCTATCCCTCTTAAGTTTGTTGATAAAGATGGAGTAGCTTCTGAGGATACTGTATATAATAAACTTCCTGACTTAACTTTAACAAGAGGAGCTCTTGTTACAAGTTATACTGCTAATGTATCAACTCCTATTACATTATTAGCATCAGACTATCCTAATGGTGTAGAAATTGTATTTGGAGGTTCAAAAGGTGCTAACGGTTCGGCTGGTAGTAGTGGTACTAAAGGAAAAGGATATGTCAGTAGTTATGATCCGGCTAAACAAGGTACTGGTGGTGCTGGTGGAAGTGGCGGTGTTGGAGGAAAAAACGTTACTGTTAAATTTACTATCGGCGATAAATCATATTCCATTACAGCCTCTGGCGGCGGTGGAGGCGGCGGCGGTGGAGGCGGCGGTGGAGGCGGCCAAACATCTTATAACAATCTTTCCACTAGTGGCGGTGCTGGCGGAAGTGGCGGTGCTGGCGGAAACGGTACTGGTGTTATTCTACGTTTTATAGGAATTGATGTAACAATTAATTCTATCAGCTTTGCAAATTCTGGTGCTAATGGTAGTAGCGGTTCTAGAGGTCAGGACGGTCAAGGTAATTCGAGCTGGGCGACTGGAGGAAGAGGCGGAGACGGAGGTCGAAGCGGAACCGGGCAAAATGGAAGCAGTGGCGGTGCTAGTTCAGGTGATAGTTCTGGTGGTAAAGGCGGTAACGGAGCATCTGCCACTACAAGAGGAGTTGTAAGTTGCGATTATCCTTATAATAATACTTATACATCCTCAACAGCTTATGTTAATATCTATAAATGTAATATGTCATAAGTAGGTGATTGTTATGTATTATAATTTAATAGACAAACGGACACACAAATTTTCGGGCATATCGAGTATAAAAACTGATGAATTTTTATTTTTTATTACAGATGTGCCTGTTAAGCCATTACTCTATAATCAAGATGAAGCTATATTTGATTTTGATTCTAATAAATGGATGTATAAGTTCGAAGAAGCTCCTATCGCTATAGATGAAACACCATACTCATTAGTTAATTATCATACGTCGAAGATATATGGTGCAATATATCCTAAAAATGGGAATATCGTGTTAGAAAAAAGCAGTGATATTTCTGTACTCATTCCATGTTATAATAAATACGATTATATAGTAGAATGTGTAGAGTCTTGTTTAAATCAAACACTATCACCTAAGAATATTGTGGTATTGTTGATGGACGAAAAGTCTATTAAATTAAAAGATACATTACAATCGCTAGATCAATCCGTTATTTGTATTGAAAGCGAAAGAATGAATGTATGTAAAGCTAGAACTACACTAGCCAACAAATACTGTCCAACTGACTGGTTTATATTCTTAGATGCTGATGATACATTATCTGAAAACTGTATTGAAGTTTTATATAAAATGGATTGTAGTATAGCATATCCAGCCGTTAATGATGATGACAATGATATGGAAATTGCTGATATGATACCAACAAAATACGGGTTTCCATCTACATCATTAACATCAAACATGACTTGTCTTATGAATAAACAGATATTCAATGAAATCAGATTGGATGAGTCGTTATGTGATGGTGGAGAAGACTTTGATTTTAATATTAGAGCCTTCTCCGATACAAATTATAAGATTGGATTTACTTACGAAGCATGGTACAATTACAGAACCGTGTTTGGTGGTTTAAGTAAGAAAAAAGAATTCTTTGAGTCTTTTACTAAGGCTGTTTTGAAAAATTTAGAATTCTTACATTCTGAATTTGTATCTTATAACGGATATAATTATATTGAAGACGAATTTTACAAGAATCCTACTATAGATACCCTATATAAAAGTATTGGTAGAGATCTTGATATCGTTATTGCCGAAAAACGTGATTTGATCAAGTATAAACTATACTTATCCAAATATCATGATCCTATAGCTAAATATACAGATGAAAATTTTGTATACTTAAACACGGATAAGAAAATTGAACCTTACTTTCTTATCAATAAAACATTTGATGTTTTATTCCTTGAAAATGTAAATGAAAATAATATTTTTGAAGATATACCAATGATTATTAATAAAGATATCCTTCCTGATATTGAAGGGTTGGAAGGATGGAATTTACTTAATTATCTCGTAGATAATTATGCTTGTTTCGATCTTTATGATATCAATAAGGTAAAAACATTCGAAGATATCTATGAAGAAATGAAAGCTTCTAAAAATAAGAATAAAGTGATTCAAGAACAAATCAGATTATTATCTTTAGATAAAGAAAATGTTAAAGATAAATCTATTAAGGATGACGTTCCTACTAGGTTATCATTCTTCTTACACAAACAGTGCAATCTCCAATGTGAGTATTGTTATCAATTAGGCAACGAGTATTCTCCATTAAGTGATGATGAAATATATTCAAACTTCGATATAGCTCTCTCAATGTGTGAGAAAAAGTATAAGAATATCAGAGTGCAATTGTTAGGTGGAGAACCTACAATATGGTCTGATTATCTTATTGAGAAATTATTGAAACGTCTTGAAAATTATCGTACTATAACTATCTTCTCAAATGGAACGAATAGAGATAGTTTGTGGTATAAATGTGATAAAGTTATAATCAATAAGCATGTAACAGATTGGGAAGACCATCCGGAAAATATGTTACGAAGGAATCTTCTTCCTATGGAGCATCCAACGATTGTTATAACCAACAACAATATTGATTTACTCGAGAAATATCTCGAAGATATTCCTCTGTTTAGACGCTTTACTCCATCACCATGTAATGGATCTCCAGATCCATCATTGGATTTATCGGAAGAAAATGTCGAAAGGTTGGCTCAATTAATCGATAAGTATCGTTTGGATATAGAGGATAATCTCTGTTATTCAAATAGAGTTATTGAAATCGATTGTAATAACTTCACAGGGAAATACTGTTGTAAATATCAAGACTCAGTTCCATATGATAAAATAGAACAAGACGATACACAATGTCTAAATTGTTCTTTATATAAATTCAAAAAGGAGGTAAACTATGAGTAATAATCCTTTTAAAGGCCGGGGTCCTGGAGATCCTCATCCAGGTCCGTGTCATTATAACGGACCTGATATTTATAATCCTGGAGTTCCTGGACCTGTTCCATCTCCAACATTTCGTCCACCTCATCATCACCATATTCATCCACCTCGCCCTCCGAGACCAGATAACATGAAGTATGTTACTAAGAAGGAATTTAACGAAGTCCTTGATAATATCGCTGCTGCAACATTGTTCGAAGACAATTCTGAGTCTGGAACGACCGCAGCTTTTGGAAATATTCCAGCTGGTACAAAGTTTAGTAATAAACTTTCATTTACCGAGTTTATCAAGATGGCGTTATACGGAGAATCTACATCTACAGGAGGAACAACTGAAGACGAAAACGAAACTCCAATTACTCCTCCTCCATCTACCGATACAGGTGATGGTGAAGATACTAACGAATATGTTACAGTCGGTCAGTTCAATTCAACTATCGCTGATATAAACACTTCGATACAGAACTTAAGTTTAAAAATAAATACTATTGTGGAGTTTATCAATAACAACAGCTTCGTTACTGAGCAGAGTATGAATACCGCTATTATAGAAGCTACAAGAGGTCTTGTAAATGAAAACACCATGACCACAGCTATTTCAGACGCGACCAGGGATTTCGTTACATCATCTGCAGTTAATACTGCTATAACTGAAGCTACAAGAGGTCTTGTAAGCGAGAATGCTATGACTACAGCTATCTCTGACGCAACTAAGGATTTCGTTACATCATCTAATATGACAGATGCTATAACTGAAGCTACTTCTGATTTGGCATCTAAACAGTATGTCGATGACAAAATTGCGGATATTGAAAATTCTAGTATAAGTTATAGCTCTCTCGATCAGATTAACCGAGACACTGCTCCTCTCTTAGTAGATGCAATGTGTACAGGTTAACAATATATTAAATTCATTAAGGAGGAATTTTTAAAATGGAAACAGCTACAACAATCGAAATGGTTAAAATAATACCAATTTCACCGGATCCAAAAAAGGCTGAATGTGATATAAATAGAACTATCTATAACATTCAGCGTAACCATAGAATTATGGTTAGAGAAGACATATGCGGAGCAGTTGATCCGTACAAATTCATGTTTGCTTACTCTGAAGAAGTTGGAGCTAAAGGTGAAGCATCGGCTTCTTACGGAGTTTGCATTATAGAAGGGTCTCATGATTATAATGAGACCGAAAGAAGAATAAACTCTGCTTTCAGACAGCTTATTCTCGACAAAGACCATCCGACACAGTTTATAAATATTTCATACCCTTCAGAACACATGTATGTGATATTCTATAGATATGGCGGCGGAGAATCTTCATATCCTATTGTAAAAATACGCACCATAGGAGCCGTTCCTCTCAATGCAGAAAAGCTTCTTGGTGATGAGATTGAACGCTGGGTTAGCGAGAGTAACATTGAGCCATATGATAAAATCATGATCGATAATAATCACATAATGTTTATATG